TATCCTAGGTTCTTGATCGACTAATCCTTCAAGTATTGTTTGTGCAATATTACTAGCTACTGTTTCTGATATTGGTGAAAATAAAAATCTTTTTAAATCCAAACCTAGATATGGATTTAAAAGCTTCTGACCTTGAACGGTGTTAAAGATATTGGCAATAGCTTGCCTTATAGCTTGATCATCTATTAAAGCTTCTGCGTCTTTAGTAACAAGCTCCTGATCGACCGGAAAGTTATTTATAATATCATTCAATGACAGATCTAATTTTAAATCTGTATATGTAAATCCCGCTTTTTGGATTTTTTCTTTACTTTCCGATAAATTCAGAGAACCAAATTGTTGGTCAAATGTCTTTAAATCTATTGAACTCATATGTTATAAGTATTTATGCATATACGGTGTTTTTAAGAAATTGGCAGTATCATAGAATAAATATACATAGACATGAGTAAAAGAAAATTCGATACGGTTGTTGAGAACGCGTTGCATCGCTTCCAAAAAACTGAGTTTCTAGTAGGAGACGTAGTAGAGTTTATAAAAAACTGGGAGAATGATGAATGGACTAAGCGCCAATCCTCCGGACTGATTGATAAATTAAAAGAAGTTCTTGATAGCGGCGACAACATTCTAGTCACAGCAATTAAAGCTCTCCACGATGATGGGATGAAATCCGGTGGAAATGCAGAATCTCCAGATCACCACTACTGCGATATTGTCCAAGAATTAGCTCCGGGTCGATATACTAATGTTATGACAGTACCAGTACATTTTTTGAAGAGGGTAGATATTGGTAATAATCGAAGCGCTCCTATACCTGATAAGAACGTCCGGAAATCCGGTGCTCATATTAAACCGGAAGAAGTGGGCGAAGATTCAGATCCAATGGGATCTGCTGAATCAACTGGTGTTAATGAAGGTGATAAAGATTTACCAGTTTCAGATACTAACATATCGCAAGCACCCCCGGCTAAGTCTTACACTACGAAATATCTCGAAAAATAAACTAGTTAACAGCTTTCTCTACAGCAATCATACAGCTAAAGAAATTGATTTCTTGATCAGCTACAAACGGTGATCTATATAAATGCTCCGCAATGATTAGTAAAGCTTCTTTCTTCTTCACTTCTGCTAGCTTCACCTTTTCAATATGATTGAAGAAGTCCTTTAATAGCTTTGGATAATCGCTATTAAATTTTTCCTCATTCTCAATTACAGATTTTCTCATCTTCAACACCGCGCCTGACCCGACAAGCTTATAAAGTTGATCTACAAATTTATAAGCCTGCTGCTTTTGCAAATTTAACTCGCCACTCAAGCATTGCTTCTGCGCTTCGTTAATAGTTTTTCGCAGATCTGGGTAATTACTCTTTACTAATTTCTTAAGTTCTACTACCTGTGCATCCGCAATCTTAATTTTTTCTTCGGTGAGAATAGTAACCATTCTCTCTTGACAGAGGTCAAGAGGAGGAGTTAAATCAAACGATTGGCATCTACTCTGCACTGCCGGAATCACTCGATGATTATAATTAGCGGTGAGAATGAACCTAGTAAATCCGCTATACTCTTCCATAGTATTACGTAAAGCTCTTTGAGCGTCTTGCGTAAGCCCGTCAACCTCGTCTAAGATAATAACCTTAATCTGACCGTCTAAGCTTTTAGTTCTAGAGAAGTTAGTTACCTTCGATCTAATTGTTTCAATACCGTTTTCATCACTAGCATTGATATATAGATATTGACAGCTTAGCTCAGATATTAAAATCTTCGCTAAGCTAGTTTTACCAATACCCGGTCTTCCAATAAAGAGGAGATTAGGAATCTCATTATTGGAAATAATCTTTTCAAAGATACCTCTATTGTTATCAGTAAGAATAATATCTCCTAATGTTTTAGGTCGATATTTCTCTACCCAAAGCTTATCAAAAAGACTCACTACTTTTTCCTACGTCGAGGTTTAACTGTCTTGGTTACTGTAACAGTTTTCCGCACCGTGGTACGGCCTTTTGTTCTCTCTGAAACACGTCGTCTTGTACTCTTCATTTACCTGAGCTCCCGAAACCGCTAGAACCGCGGTTACTATCCTCTACTTCATCTGCCCAACTACACTCTGGCTGTATCAGCGGATATACAACGAGTTGAGCTATCCTATCTCCCTTTTTAACTTGATAGTGTGCTAGGGACATATTTTTATAATCAGTTTTAAAATTGTATAGTTTGACACCTAGGTCTCCCCGGTACCCATTATCAATAACACCTAAGTGTGGCTGTATACTGCTTTTAAACCCTAAACCAGATCTAGGCTCAATCCTGAACCAATATCCCGGTTCAATATAAGCTAGCGTGAGACCGACCGGTACTACCGCACTTTCTCCGCCTCGGATAAGTACATCCTCGACCGCTACTAAATCGTAACCGGAATCTCCTATACCAGACTCACTATTATTAGCATTAGGTAATTGAGCATCTTTATGCGTTTTAAGAAACTTAACACTAGGATTAAGTAATAAATTTTGTTTGTATATATCCATATTATTCATTTAATAAATTCTGACCATCAAACCCAAAAGTCTGCTGATTATTAGATTCCCGGCTCACAGAATTAGATTCTAACCATGATTTTAATTCTAATACCTTTTCATTAGGTACTATAAATGTTTGACCGTCAACAACTACAATTGTATCCATGTACAAAGTATAGTATAATATTAACCGAACTCAAGTAAATACTTCTATGGCCGATGAAAAAGATGATCCTATTAATTCGTTAATATCTCAGCTCCGGACTGCCTCTGAAGCGTCTAACGAACTGTCTAGCCAATCGGCGGCACTGCCGGACATTAATAGAGATAATATAGAGGAATTCGTAATGCAGACATCCGCACATCTTGTTAATAAATCTCTGGAGACAATGCAGATGTATCAAGAGATGATTAACACAGCTCCAAATGCTGATGATGTTGATGCTTACTCTAATCTCGTAGGAGCGACCACAAAAGCTATTGACGGTCTTAATAAACTTGTTATACAGGATAAGAGATCTAAATCTTCGAAAGATATTAAAAACCTAGAGTTAGCTGGTAAGAAAGAGCTTCAAGCTACTCAAGCTATCTCAGATGCGTATGTTGCATCTAGGGAAGAGATGTTTAAAAAATTAATGGACGAGACTGAAATTATTAAAGTAATAGATGTCTCTGATACATCAACCGCATGTTTAAGTAGCGATCCCTAAAGACTGGCTATTGGTTAGCGATTTGCCAGTCTCATTAAATTTATTCTTATACATATCTACTTTAATTAAAGACTTTTCAACCGCATATTCAATAACCGGGTTATTAATTTTTTGAAAATTAAAATCATTGCTAGATCTTATCCAGTCTAACACGGTACTAATATCACCTAAAGCTTTATTAATTTCACCGGTCAATTCTCTCTCTAAAGATTTATCCTGATCACTACTTCCACCCGTCATCCGAGCCCAGTGGCCTGTATCCGGTACTAGATTTTCCCCATGGGAAGATTTAGATATGGCTGCTGTACTAATTACATGTCTCATATTATTCCGATATATAATCTCAACCTCTCTAGTAAGCTTTAACCTTTCCTTTTTTATATGCGGATCCAGCTTATCATCTATATTGGGAGAGTGAATGAGAGGTATAATACCAACTTTAGTAAAATCTGTATCCTCTAATTGTATATCTAATGATTTTAAATTGTAACCTACTTCTCTATCATATCGTGTAAATGTACCAATGCTATCTGATATATTATGAAAGTAGCTTTTAGACGCATCAGTCAGTTGCGCGTAAACTTCTTCTTTTACTTTATCATGAGCAGTTCTAAACTTATTAAGCCAATACAGTTTAAACTCATCGCCCATACTTTTTAATCCGAATGAAGTTTTTAAAAGTGCAGTTTTATTTATAACAGAGCTTAATATGTCTTTCTCTACTCTCAACCATCGGGTCTTACCTGTTATCTTATTAATGATTTTATATTCCCGTAACCCAGATACCATTCGACTAACCGGTGAGCGCGCCGCATCCAAAAATACTCTCTCCCCATCCTGCAATTTTAAATCAAGTGCTACAGTTAAAGTATTTTGTATATCAGAGTCTTGGCCACCCATTTCATTATCTGTCAAACTTAAAGTACCATTATTTAAATTGACAAAGAAGTTCGCCTGCTCGACCACCGGATCGTTTGCACTATGTGAATAATCCCAAATTAATCTGCAGGCTACTTCATTAGCATAATCATCGATAATAGTTGTGAAGTTTGTAGCGGCTACATGCAGATCTACTGTGTTGGTAAATACTGTATTCGTCATCGCTGGCATGCCAGTTTTTACCGGTACAGCTTGAGCACCGGTGCTTTTTATCTTTTCTAGAAAAGTGAACAGATGATCTATTGTTGGAAAAAAAGCCATTATAATCCTATTTTTTTATATGAATAAGGTTTTGAACATGTAATACTATTTCTATATGAAGCTCCGGCAATTGTATGTACAACATTAGTTATTAACCATTGACCTTGCATAATATCTTGGAATGGTACATCTGGAGTATCTTGCGTATTGACGATAGATAAGAACCTCCCGGACCGTCTATATGTCAACCCAGGCAAATCAAATGTCATACATGGAGCCAGTGCGATAGATTTATTAAAGATAGAATTTCGACCTTTTTTATACCTTTCAATTGGATCTGTGGCTCCAGAAAACGTATGTTTTAAAATTTTATTCTCTTCTTGAGAATTATCAAACGGTATTAACGCATCCGGAGATTCACCATACATTTTTTTATCTATATAAAGCTTCTGAAAGTCTGCTTTAGCATTCTTAATATTATGATTTTTTATATCTATACTAAATTTTTTGGTGCGCGGATTATAAGAATGTACCGCATGCGAGATTAATTCGCTCATACTATCTGTAGTAGATATATCAGCAAAACTATAATTACTCAACCCGGCAAAGTCGTCAATATTCATATCCAAATCAAATGCATTTCTAGACATACCCGGAATCATTTTAATATTATCCTGCGCACCGGGGCCATCCGGCTGAGCCAACGGGAATAAATCAATATGGAAATCTCCCGGGAGCCTGGTATCCTTCGTAAAGACCCTATCAAAATATTCACTGAACGGTAATAATGACCATATCCTATCTCTATTATATTGAAGTATGCAATTATCCAAAACATCTGCACTCACCATTCTGTCTAGTAAAGTTTCAATATCATCCATCGCCGAGAATTCAGCTGGGGATGAATAAAATGATTTGTTCCGGCCTTTCTCCCACTGCGGGTCAAATTCATTAGAAATATCTTGATTGAGAAATTTTTTATCTTTAAAAGATTTTTCGATACAGTACCGTATACCATCTCCAACATGTACGCCCCTACTACCGTTACTAGCTTGCGTAACGTCAAATCCTGCCATATTTAAATAATCAAGCATTTCTGCAGTAGACCAATGAATATTTGTTTGTGATAATATTTGCTCTTTAGCATCTTTTAGATATAAAGCTTTTACCTTTCTATCAATAGTGTTGGGTTGGTGTCTCTCATCTTCATCATATATAGAAAATATATATGATAGTTCCCATATATGATCCGGAAAGTTAGTTTCATTAGCTAAAGGTTCAGCTTTATCATCGCGAAGTATCGGTCTGATTTTAATCAGCGCTAAATCTAAACCGTCATGTTTTAATCTGAAAGATCTAGGACGATCTGTTTCAACTGCCGAAGCCGCGTTTTTGACATGGTAATTTTCAAAAGAATCAAACCTATTATCTAAAAAGATAACGCCATTACTAAATGGTGAAAATAGATCATCTTCAATCTTAATCATGGCAATTACTCTATTTGGAAGTTGAATAAAATCACCATCGCTGTTCATTAGCATTATACAGAATTTATACTCATTACCATCCAGCCATGTCTCACTATCTGATAAGGTCTCTGCTACTTTAAATATTTCCGGGAAAATCATTTCATTGAATCTTTAATACGTTTAATCAGGTGTGGTATGAAATCTTTTTTAATAATTCTCAATCTCATACCCTGCGCAGGAAACTGCACCGGATTTTGTATTTTATTTGTTAAACAAATTACCCACCACAACTTAATCGTACCATATTCTAGAAAACTTAAATTTGTCCATGACATCTTCCTATCGACAATAACGACATCATATAGAGATGGTTCTAAGTCCTCTGGCATAATAACTGTCTTGAGTATATTATATCCGTAAAATCCATCGTCGGTCCTGAACATTTTAAAAATATTTTCATACTCATAGTCACTGAGCCGGGCTGTTTCACCAGATAATGCCGCTATCTGATTATTCGTCATATTTAATTCAACTTTTCCCATTATCCTGTTTGTCCTGTATCTCCGCCAGTTCTAGCTGCTGTTACCTTAATATCATATATATCATCATTTTTAGTTGTAGTATGATAGAGCATATTTTTTGATTCATTAACTAGCGGAGTAATATTCATGCTGATTCCATATGCATCTGGGATTATAGTTTCCATCTTATGACTTTTACTGTGACCTGTAACTTTATGGTCTAGTGCTCCAACAGATCTTGGTAGATTATCAGTTCCGTCTGAAGAAGTTCCGAACGTTTCTATATCAATATCCATTCTTCTAGAAGCACCTTTATAAGTTATCTGTAGGTTAGATATATCACAAAATGGATGATACATGACTCCTGGTATCTCTACTTCATATATACATGGTGGTCTTATTAAAACTTTCGATGCCCTATTCCCCATATTCTGATATAATAACATATAAACTAAATGCCAATTCCTAACAACATCAGCATAGTTAAGTGTATTAGATAGCTCAAATTTAACATTAAATGACTGACCTTGTGTAGCATGTACATATGTTTTTGCCTCTTCAACATATGCATTTGGCTCATTAAACATCAGCGCGGCATCTGATAGTACATTCGCGACATTACCTCTGAGATTATTAACCATACTACCCACTGGTGAGTTTGAAGCTTGAGGAAGCTGGAATTGATTCGCCGTTGATCGAAACTCCTCTTCAAAGAAAGGAAATATATATTGAAAATTAGTAGGAGCGACGTTGTATAACCCTTTATATGATTCTAGATATCCTTTGTTCCTCGATGAGGCCGGCAGTTCATCCCGATCAAGCCATCCGGCAGCCGCGGCTCCTGCTACGGCTCCATATCCCGCACCTTGGCCGCCCGCGATGAACCCCCCGGCTAAGGCTCCGGCGGCACCGGCTGCCACACCCTTAACACCGCCTTCGTTTATAAAATTTACACCAAATTCAGACATGTACTTAGCTTGTTGTACTATAGCATTACCGACAATTTCATATTCTTTTAAGTAGATTCGTGGTGTTTCATCAAGGATAAATTTCTCTTTATAAGAAGCCGTCCATTGAAAATCTTTAACTACATCAACCGGACCATCGACGTTGGGATGTAAATGCGGAGCTGTCTGATTACCAGTGAGCTTCGTCTGCCGAGACGCTGCGGCCGCGGCTGGCTTAGAATCCATTTTAAATAATACTGGTGATGCCATATACTAATATTTATCTAAAAAATATTAGCTAGATCGGTGTTTGTCTCTTTGATTTGAAATATTACTACTTCCAGAACCGATTTGATTAATATTTGGTGAATCTTTAGTAGCAATGATTGTATTGTTCGACGGTTCTATAGAAGCTATAGCTTCCGGCAATTCGCGCGCCATCTGATTAATATTTTCATTCATTTGACCTAATAATGAAATAATCTTACCGCCTTTAATCTCCTTAAGAATATCATTACCAGTATCTACCAAATCTGAATTATCACTAACCGGTGATGCCTCCTCTCCGGATTCTTCCCTCAATTTTCTCTGACCTTGATATATCTTAGTCCCTAACTTACTGAAGAGATCTTTTTTGCCTAGAGAATTGGGAAGCATTCTTATAGGCGATTCCCCATCGGAAAGCATTTTTATAGGTGCCTCGCCCGGTGATGATATAAAATCTTGCGCGATTCGACCAGTGTCTTTTTGAGGAGCTAGTACGTTTTCTACCTGGCTAATAGGTTTCGCGTATGATAGTCTCCCGGATTCGGCTGCTAGATTAATATTGGTTGGAGCTGCTATCTGTGACGCTCCTAACATCATTGCAGTACCGACTCCAGTCGCTGTCATTCCCGCCGGTGAAAACCCTGTAGGGATTTTTGATTTAGTAGCAATCACAGTATCATCCGCGCTGAACTCTAAAGGCTCTTGCCCCGGTCTAATAATGTAGTCACCTTTCTTCCCGGACTTGGAAACATCACGCGCCATTATACCTGCATCAATGGCGACGCTTGCCGCGGTACCAATCCCTGGTACTATTGACGCAGCTCCAGAAGCTAGTTCGGCAAGCGCACCAACAGCATCACCTTTCGCAAGACGAGCTGCTGCAAAAATCCCTCCAGCTACGGCTCCGATCACCGGTATCTTTTTAAGCGCGGCTTTTCCTAGACCTTTTCCAGCTGTCTTTCCAATTGATTTGCTTGCCGATGGTGACGCGCCAATACCACTTACAGTTTTACCTAATTTGCTCTTCTTTAGCCAGCCCCATGCTGATCCGATCTTCTTCTTAGCTGTATCGACTCCACTCGAGACTGTCTTCCCTACCTTACTATTTTTTAAATTCTTCCATCCGGAGTCGAGAGCATCTTTACCTCTTTTAATTTGATCTCCAACAAACCCGGTGAGTTTAGTAACTTGCTTGCTAACCCCGGTGGAAATATTTGCAAATATATTACTCATCTTCAGTGCGATTAGCGGTATTAACATCGCTCCTAGCCCACCTAAAATTCCGCCTCCGCCTCCAGATGATTCTCCATTCTGCCCGGGCGCGGCCCCGATAACCTTAGAATCATTAGAATCTTTTTTCTCACCATCAATCTTTCCATCAATTCTTTCCCATACATTATCTGCCAATGATACAACGTTAACATCAACCGGATCAACTGATTCAAATCCTGTATCGACTGTTTCATCTGGGGTGTTAACTTCAGCTCTAGTACCTGCCGGGGAATCAGTCATTTGAGGATCTAAAGTATCAGACTTTGCTAGTGATGTTTCTTTGACCGGGGTCAATCCTTGTTTAAGCTCACTTTGAACACCAGCAATTGCGGATATAGTATTAGTACTACCTAAATTAACAGCCTCTACTATTTCCTGTGTATCTCCGCGACTTCCGGGCGCTGATGCAATCTGCGAATTTTGATCAATTATTATATCGAGCTTTTTTGATAGATCACCATTAGTTTCATTTGCCCGGCGTTGCTCAGCAAGGACAGCTTTCTGTGTAGCATCCACCGGAGCAAACATTTGTGAAAACAGATTGGTCGCTGTCTGTACGTCTAACATCAATAATATTTAATAAAACCTTACATGGTCGTAAAGAATGGAATATCAATATCTAAGAAAACAGTTTTAGTTTTCTTATTGATAGATATGCGCTCAGATACAAGAAGTACTTGATATTCCTTAACATCTGAAACATAATCTGCTATTTTTGCAAATACGGATGATGGTAGAGATTCTAAAAATTGTACATTGGCGCCCATCACTTCAGGCTCAGTTAATGTAAAATCAAATGTAGTTTCTTTGCTCGTTTCAATCTTTCTAATAAATTTACAGCATTCAGCTAGAACCGCATTACTAGTCAAGTCATCATCTCCCACTCTACTAAGAAACAGCTCATTATACATATGATCAATTTCTAATGTTGGTACATGGAGATGTACCATAAAAGAGCCTACGCTTATGGTTTTTTGAAATTTGACTTTAGGCTTCTTTTGCCTCAAGTTCTGAACATATGGTTTCAAATTTACATTATGTATACTATCCTCAATCAGTAGATCGATAGTTGGTTTAGTACTATACTTTAACTGTAGCAAAATAGCTGGTCTATCAACAATGGTTAAATCCTTATATAAATTCTCATCTAAGGAAGTAGATTTTATCAGAGAATTAAAGATTTTTGGTACTTCTAAATACTCTTCCATAGACGCTTCATCGTCTCGTTCAAGGTCAATAAGCTGTTTCTGCTGACCTACAGATATCGGTCTAAAATTATAATCGCGTTGAAGCGTTGGGACGAACACCTTAACCGGGTTGTCCAAATAAAACTGTTCTAATTCTTTAGCTAGATCTTCCACCATATTAACTATTTACCCTTTATTACTCATTTTCAAACTCTGGAGGTATCGCCATCCCTGGAACGTTCACATTAGTATCTTGTTTATTTTCAGCTTGGTACTTCTCTATAATGGAAATAAACGCATGAATTTCCGCTGGCGTTTTAGATTGAAACAACTCTTCATTAAAATTGTGATGCTTAATTAACAGATATTCTGTCTCATATAAGTCTAATAAATCAGCATCAAAGAATAATTTAATAACTGATATAAATGAATCATCAAATAATGATAAAGATATTTTTTGCTGGGGAGCATCCTTAACAAAAGGAGATTTATATGTGAAAATCGGTGTATTGGATAGGAGCTTATTTTGATCTTGTATAAATGAGTTAACACTACTCAATACCGTAACTGGTAATCCGTCTAGACTTTCATTAGATATAACTTCATTTTTATATTTGATCGATTTAATGCAATGATTTAAAATATTTGATTTTGTATACGGTTCAAATGTTGTAGGTAATGCCATATCGATACACAGTTTTCCAGTCTCAATAGAGTGTGTATTTATAATCTCAGATTGAAGTAACGCTATAACAACGTCATTGCAATTTACATTGCACCGGAAAACCTTACCGGTCTCACTACATGTCACTTCTAAGTCTACATCAGATCCTATACTATAACTTTTTATCATCAATAAGATTAGTAGCTTATCAATGATGGTTAATCTTTTAATATCGAAATCAAAATTACTCTTTACATAGCAATCTTTAATTATATTTTCAATAAAAAAATTAACAACGACTGGGTTATTATCTAGAAGAACCTTAACAAATTCTCTGTATGTAGAATATGTTATATCTTGTAAAAAAATATAACGGTCTTGATCTAAAAACGCTTGATAGGAAAACCGGTGCGCCATTAAGAATAATTAGTCTTAGAATCCTAGAAGGCCAAAAATCCCGCTACCACCTTTAACTTTTTTAGGCGGTTTTTTATTCTTCATATTTGTTTTTGTAGCGAGTGCTTTATATCTGTCTTGCGCCGCTGACCCAGGCCCGGGCCCTTCGTTAAGTACTGGTAAATCATATATACCTTTATGTACTTGATTACCTTTTGGGTTACTCAACCCGGCATTTTTACCATAGCTATTTCTATTAGCCGGTCTGGATTCAGCTTCATCAGCCAGCAACCCAGCCTTAACACTACGTAAATAGCCTAAAGATTGTTTACTAGTTCCACCACCAGTCTTTTCTGATAGAGGAGCTTTTGAAGCGTATGGCATTGTTTCCGGTGCGGCCCAAATATCACCGGTTTGTTCTTTATATGATTCTATCTCAGCTCGATATTCTTTATTTTTATCCTTATCAAGCTCCTGCTGTCTTCGCTTTTGGTAATAATCTCTCCTTCCCGGATTACCAGGTAGACCATGTTTAATCTTTGCGTTTGCTGCTGTTATAGTACCATCTAATGCATGCTGCTCTTCATGCTCTCTTGGTTCTGCTTGATGTATATCTTTATTATCATACGACTGACCATCTTTCATTACCTCCTCCGGAGAGAATACTTGATAACGTCTGTATTGAAATTCAACAGCTCTCTTTTGTAAATCGTTATCAATACCATACGCCATGTCCTGATTATCTACCTTAACGGGAATTGCATCTTTAAAAACAAAAACTTTGCGAGGCTCCATCCCTATCTCATTTTGCATATTCCGACCATAGACTGGATTGCCGCGCGTATCGTATCCCATCTTAGCAAATTGTATGACAGTCATAGTTGTTGATAAGCCTCCATATGCTGCTCCACCTCTATCATGGCCTCCTAAAGCTAGAGTGTTTTCAGGCCTTGCACAAAATCCCATATGCGTTGATAATATTAGCCACGGTCTAATAATATGATCAACAAATGATAGATTTGTCTCTAGAAAGTTAATCGATAATGGTTGTAAAGGTGTCCTAGCTTGCATGATCGGGTCACGAAGAAATCCTCTATTATTGAATCCGATTGAACGTATCTCAGATGACTCACCAGGTATATTAATACTTGTTGCAAATGTGATCCCAGATTGGTGCCCTTTATTTTCCTCCTTCCATAAGTGCTCATACGCCTTGTCGGAGCTCCAATGATTAGGTTGACCGAGTACATATTCACCCCATCCTTTCATTTGCTGGTCCATCGTTCTAAAAGAACCATCCGGGCGATTATTAAGAATTGGAATATCAAAAAATACCATCCATAAAGACTGCAATGGGATGCTTGTTTCCCATTTATTAAGAAACTTAAAGAATTTCTCCCGCGGAGCTATGGGAGTATTGCCCCAGTTACCAATATTTGTAACGATATTATTAACGTTAGGGTTAAGAAGTCTATTAGCAATATTTTGCGGCATTAATAATATTTATGCCAGAATATAGTAGCTAATGATTAAATGGTTTTTCTCCAGTACTGATAGCAGAGTGTCGCTGTGAACTCAATAGTTTCTCCACCTCCGACAGTACTGTACGTAAGAGCTCCTACCTCAACCGGAAAACAACCGATCAATTTATAACGATTAGTTACTTCTAGTTTCTGGTTTAGCTGAGCTAATGATACGGTAGATGAATCAAACAATCTATAATCACCGGTGCTAGTAGCATCATCAAATGTCTGCTCTGACCAACGCTCAAAGACGGTGCGAATTAAGTTCTCACTATCAGCATAGAATGTGAGCTGGAATGAGTCAGACCCAGGATATGAAGCAGCACCCGGTACTCTGAATTGAAGTCCCATGTACGGGACGTTAATTGTACCGATAGTTCTTCCGGGGATCGAGCCTCCTTTAGCGTACACTAAATCATCGTCGCCAAGGAGAGAAATCCCTCTGTCTGCTATATTCGTAACCCGGAATTGGAAGTCGCGCGCGAAGTCGCGAGTCCGTAGTACCTGGAAAAACTTTTGTATATTTTGGTCTGTATCTGCCATAACTTGTAATTATTTATTGTTTATGATACGAGTTCGGAGAAATCTTGGCCAGTTCTAGTTGCGTAGAAGTTGACTAGGATGAACTCTGCAGCCCGTACCGGTTTAATGTATATGTCTACTACCAGCTCATTACGATCAATTACGTCTGACGTATTATTACGATCGTCACAAATGATCAGGTAGTCGTACATACCTTCGTTGTTTTTAACATCTTCGAAGATTGGTGTTAACGTATCAACAACCCTTGAGCGAGTTAAGAACGTATTAGGTTCGAATATGAAGAACTTCATTGTCTTCCGGACTGTTCTTTCAAGATATAAGAACAACCTTCGAACATTGAGCCTATCAAATGCGCTTGGATTCTTAAACATCGTTTTCTGCCCGAAGATTACCATACCTTCGTTCGGAAACTCTGTTACAGGGTTAACATTAATTCTGTAGAGCTGGTCTCTGTTCTTTTGCTTCGGAACAACCGCTAAGCGACTTACACCAGATACTCTACCGCGGGCAAATCCAGCTGGAGCGTACCATGGAGCGTAAGTTGAGTCGCTATTAGCAAGAGTCGCGGCAATATTACCGGACATTGGAGCCCATATCTGTAATCCAGAGTTACCATCATGTACCTTACCCCAGTTGCCATAAGCAGCGGAGTAGCTGTTATTAGCAGCACTGTACAAGTGCTTCAACGGCCAATAAACGTGCTGTGTAAAGGTTTTATTCTTATCATCAAGTACCTGGAATTGCTCACCTTGTACGAAGATGTGCCTGAGCGGATCTGCGATATGAACGTGGTCTTTCCGCTTATACTCTGCAAACTGTTGGAACTCATTGAATACCGATCTATAATCATCTACCATTGCGCGATAGTCTGATGCAATCTGCGTATTTTGATGTAACTGATACATCCCGGTATCAGAACCATCACCGGTCGCTGTAGAAGTACCAATTGCCATATGCTGTGTATCGTCAAACGTCCCATCCTTGGAACCAGCGTTCCTAGATGCTGAGTAAACAGTACCTAGACCACCTTCGCAAGTAACATCAACATCAACGGTATCAACATTCTCAACAACCTGCAACACGCGGTTAACCTTAGTCGGTACACTACCGACGTTAGTATTTGCACTGTAGGATGGCGTATGATATCCGAGAGGATGTAGTTGACCAGCTACTGATACATTAGCAAACAATCCGGTATATGAACTTGCTGCAAACACTCCGGTTGAGGTTACAGACTGCTCTGTATAAATTCTTGCCCATTTAGATGGAGCTCCATCTGCACCGCTCCATGAACCGGCATGAATTGCGATCCCGGGATGTACTTTAATTTCTACATTAGGTGAATTATCTTCTACCTGACCTAGCCAGAATGAAGTTTGGCCTCCACCGTTAACGTTTTGTATCTGTCTATTAGAGTCAAGAGATCCAACATAGCTTTCTGACAAAACGTAATCTAATTTCAAAACATCTGCACCAAAAACTGATGTACGCAGTTTGAATAATCCAACAACTAATGAATCTTTCCAATTATCGACTGATGTACCAGAACTATTAATAGACGGAGACAAGTCAAATGTAGGAATATTTTCCATTATCTCTGAAACACTACCTTCTGCTTGAGCATCTGTAGTTGCTGCTGAAAGAGCAAAATTCAATCGCGTTGATGGTACGGATAAATAAGTCCCTGTAGTTGCTGTATTAGCATTAACAGTCCGGATTCCGTTAATTGAATCAAATTGCGTAGCTGGGTTAAAGTTAAAATTATCCGCTAAGCCAACATAATAACCTTCATATTTGTCATTAATGGTGGTTTGAGATTTATTTACAATAATAAGACCAGCGTTCCCCCATGTAGTGCTAGAAGTCGTGATAGTAGCGCTAGCTGATGCTGCATTATTCCAAGTGAAATTACCAGCCTTAAGAGTTTCGTATTGAGCTTTAGTAAGCTGCAGGTGCGTTGGCTTACCGACAATGTAACCTGCGCTAGCTGCTGATAAGTGTGTATTTTCTAAGAACGTATCACTAGTACCAGATCCGGCTGTACCGGCTCCAGCAACAGTACCGACTTTGCTTCTGTATGTTACACCGTCAACAGTCTGTTCAGCGAAGGTATGAGATTCAGTAACACCATCACCAGTTCTAGTAAAGGCAGCAGAAGATACATCCGACAACCCAACAACTGGGTAAAACAGTGCAGAGTAGTCAGCTCCAAATCCAGCTCCAGATCCTGTACCGTATGGAAGCCTCGATGCTAAGATTCGTGCATCACTATTAAAAGCAGCTTTGACAGTATGATAAAAATATCTCTCAGCAGAATTGGTAGGTTTACCATAAACCTGTTCGAATTCTGACAGACTTGTAACCTCTAAAACTTCATCGGTGGGACCCTGGGGCGCGAAGCCAGGTATTAAAATTGCAGTCCCGATAGGGGTGACTGCTCTCAAAGAAAGATCGATCTCGTTAATCTCAACGCCGGGACTCTGTATTGTTCTTGTAGCCATATCTACAATTATTTATGGATTCCCGGATCTATTTTTCAACCATCTATCAACTTATTGCTAATCTTTTAAAGTGCAACTGACTAAATGCAAAATCAAACGTACATGCTATTTCAACCTCATCCTGATAATTATAATTGATTCCCCCTAGTGCGATGGGAAATGCTTCAGTATATGTAAATTGCACGATCTTAACATTATATTCATCTAGACCGAATAGAGACATGTTAGCTGTATATTCCTTTTTATATTCAATATCTGTAGCGTTTATACCGTTACCTTGAACCCGGCCTCTTTCATTAATCAAGTAATCATCATTATCGTAAATACTAGTTTGCTCATGATTTAAGACATTTAGCCATTTATGTATTATATAATAATTTAAAAATCTATTATCGATATTAAAATTAACGCTAACATTATCGTAAGCAGGTCTAGTAAATGAAGACGTTTTTGCAGTTTGCCCGGCGTATGGAGTCGCGATTTCCGGAACTGTCATGCTTGGTACGACTACACCATATACAGAAAATTGCATGCCATCCTGTAAATCGTTAGTAGAGTTTAATTCATCTCGCTTATCTTCTTGTAGAATAGGTGGTAAGTTAAAGGATAGTATAAATTTATCTATCCTTGTTTTGTTTAAGTGTAATTGCTCCTGTGCCATATTATAAAGGTTTCCATCCTTGGTTTAGTAAATCTGTAAAATCTTCCGCTTGCTGTCCAATATAATCATCATCTCCAGGATTTGCTTTGTTTTGGATCATTATAGGGGAGATGTTGTCATACTTCTGGAAATCCTTCTCATTAATTTTATCTCTTACTGGATTCACAAAAACCTTCTCTTCATACATATCTAGAGCCCTTAATGTCCGAGGCTTTTGATAATCATCAAAATCTAGCACTTCAAAATATCTCTCTGTAATTGCTGGCTCGAGTATCATCAGTCCCCATATTAAAGACATCACTCTATCATCCCATATATTAATACCATCTTTATGACCCCATGTCCCGTTAGACCTTCTCACAAACGTGCGCATTTCTCTTAATGTATTTATATCACGAAACTTAACAGATTTGAGCTCATTGACCCAGTATCTCATATTCATTACACCTCTATACTTGGTATTAGTATGTGCTAGGACTCCCGGTCTAGCTTTATTAGTTGTCAACTCACCAGCCTTTGTAGCATACGCTACAACATTTGGATACCCGTAATTGTTAACAAATTGATCAACAACTTGAGCTCCGCAATTGTTTCTCTCTATCAACGCTGGTGGTGATCCCCAGTGCTGGCACAGCTCATGTAATTTCTCAGAGAACATGTACGGGCTGATCTTCTTATTATGATAAACAGCAACTTGGCGAATTTCCGCTAGGTCAGTAATATCAAGAACTTGAACTACAGTAGCCGCCTCGTTAATACCTTCACTTATATCAACACCTATAGCGTAAAGATTATTTGGATGAGGTTCTTCCCACAGCAAATAATTTCCATCATCAAATATCCATTCCGGTTCTGTGCAATCTGATTTTAATTTTTCAAATAAATTTTCATCAATGGCCGCCTCACCAGTTTCTAGGAATTGATTCTCAAATTCTTGCGCGAACGCTTCTCGCGAGCCAAGAGCTTTCATTGTATCTTCTTTCCACTTCTCATCACGCCCAGGTACTTCCCACCAATCGATCCTACAAGCAGCCCAATTGTTAGCGCCCTTTTCAGCATTCGTATATAGATCGTAAAACAAATTCTCTGTACCGTTAGGGGTACTAGCTATAAAGATTTTAGATTTCTTAGAAGAAGAAATAATTGGGAAAACTGACTTCCAAAAGTCTTCAATTAAATTAGACGGGATAAAGGCTAACTCATCCAATATTAATACATTACAGGAATCACCCCGGCCGGCATCTGATGACGTTGTCGATATACCGATACTCGAGCCATTAGCTAATAGCATTGATGTTTTACCATATTCTTCAACCCCTGGCTTTATCCAGTTAGGTAGCATTTCATACGCCATTCTTATTCTCTTAAAAATATTAATGGCTGTTTGCTCTTTGTTAGCTACAACTAATATACGCTGATCTTTTTGAAAACATACAATCCAGAGCGCATATATCGTCATCATTGTTGTTTTTCCGACCTGCCTAGAAGCTAATAATGAAACATATCTATTATCTCTTAATGTTCTTAATACTCTCTTTTGACATTTATGAAGTTTAATACATACACGTCCACGGTCTAGATTAACAATATAAAAGAAATTCTCAGCAAAATGTAGAATATTATTGGCAGATTTCTTGAGATGGGTAGCCATTTCCGGGGACCACTCATATTCTGTCGATGGAACCGGTAAGTTCTTATTACCTAGATAGAATTTATCTTCATCCGCTTTCTTAGACATTTCAACTATTTAT